TCATCGACACGCGTGTTGAGTCGCTTAATTTCAGCGAGCAAGTGAGTAATGACGAAGCCCGATAGTCCGCCCAGTATGGCGATGGTGGCTATGTAGAGTTGGAAGAAGTCTGTCTGTGTCATTTCTTATCTACCGCATCTACCGCCGCTTCTACTGCATCTACCAGCACGTCAGCAACTGCCTTGTGTGCGCGGTAGGACTTGATGGCTGCGCGTATAGCAGGGATAGCGGCAATACCGCAGAGAGTGGCGAGAACGGTTTTCACTTGGTAGCTCCTAGCATCGGGATATTAAAGAACGAACTGTCTGAATCACCCTTTTTGGTAAAGCTGATATGGCAATGATGGTTGTGCTTATTAGCCCCATCATAAGGACGCCAAGCCCAAGACTTTTTAGGGCTGGCAATTCTTCCATCGAATATAACGTATGCAATGCGTCGATCTCCCGACTTCGCGCAGATTCTAATCTGATCCGCAATATCGGGCATGAGGTCGGGCTTTGCAGTTCCAGCCACATCTCTATCGACATCGATGGCTCTAACAATCCCAGTCGCTGCATCAGGATTGTGGTCGCTAGGGCGCGCTGCGTGGCGTGAGTCGCCAAGCCATCCATCGGAACGCCTATCTCTATCAGGGAAGGCGTCATCGAACTGCTCCCTTAACTGTTGTCCGGCCTTGCAGAGAATAGGCTTCATCGCTTATATTTTTTTAGCGCTTCTGGGATTGGCTTTGAATATTCCCATTTAGCAATATAAGCGCCTTTGCCGTCTGAATCATCTTGAACGATAATTAAATCTTCTTTAAATGCCGATAAATCAGTTAGTTCAGGGTATGCGTCAATAATCTGTTCTACGATTGTCATTTTTATCCTCTTATCCATGCTGCGCTTGCGTATGTTGAAGCTTGTCCGCCGTAAATATCTGCAGTTCCGCCAAAGTGGGCTATATAGAATTCAAAGTAATCTGTAGTTCCGTTGGCATAAACCATACATGAACCTTCGAGAGTCGCTCCGCTTACTCCTGCACCCCACAATGTTTTGAAGTTAGATCCATTCTTATAGACACGTCCATAAAAGTCAGAACCTGAATCAGCACAAGTAAAGTTAATTTGATAGTAACCAGCCTTGTTAGGGGTAAAGCGATAGTTGGTTGTGGAATCAAAGCAATTATCTGTATCCCACTCTTCTGTATTGAGTTGGACCTTTGTGTAAGTAGATCCTATTACTGACTGATTAGTCGCTCTATATACACCAAAAGAAGGACCGCTCGTGCTACCCCCGCCAATAGCCACCCAAGCCGAACCTGAATAATACTCTGTCGAGTTTGTACCCTTGAGGAAAGAAACCATTCCCTGCTGTGGGCTAGCAATAGCTGCCGTGCGAGCTGTTGCGTCAGCAAATACCATGACTACTTGTGAAGCTAGGTAGCCGTTCGCCGCCGCTGCAGTGAGAATGTCACCTGTAGTGAACTCGATATAACCTAAACCTGCTGCCATTTATTATCTCCTAGTAAGTCATCGCACTCACGCCAATTATACCGCGTTCTGTGCTTCCAATCACGAACCCATCGGTTATAGGTTCGAGCGTGGTCACTGTGACCGACATGGCATTCGGAGTGATATTCCAAGCCAAGCCCTGCACTTGCAGAGTTTTAACAATAGTTGAACCGTCAGGCTGAACGTTAGTGATGTGGCACACATCGAAGTAATCCAAGCCAATCATAGTGTTCGTAGGCACCGCTGGGTCTAGTAGATCCACAGTCATAGCATCGATGCGGATAGTTGTTTCAGCTCGTGTGGCTACATAGGTCTTAGCGATATTCAGGGCGTTCTCATCGGTATCAATGACGATGTTATCCTGCGCGTAAGAGTGTGGGAAGTAGCGAATAGCCGATGCAGTGTTCTCGGCGAACTGGGCAGAACTTGAACCGTAGCGGGTAATGCTGGCTTGGTTAATGATGAGCTTATCGTCAAAGGCATAGACGAGATTCTTATAAGGGATTCCTGTGGTCTGATTGAACTCGATAGGAGTACCAGCAATAGACGAAACAACATCGCTACGATCCTTGAAGATAGCCGTGCCGTTACCGTCAATATAGAACGCGCCCTGTTCAGCGAACTCAACATTCTTCAATGCCCCAAGCGCGGTGCGGTTAGTTGCTGGGTCTGCAGAACAATTAGAGTCGCCACTAGCCAAGGTGCGCATATTGGATGGGAAAGAGATTTGGTCGAGAATCTTGGCAATGCGTGTGCCTGTTGCCTGTCCTGCGCTGGTGCTGGCGACCGACTCGACCTGTGAGAGTTGGAAGAGACGGAAAGCATCAGAGCAGTAAATATCTACATAACCAATTTCCTGCCCTTGTGGGTAGGTGTATCGGTACTCTGTGGTGTAGCCTGAAAAGAGGAAGTGCTGGCCTGTTCCTGTTGTAGCCGATACGCGCAGCTTACGAAGCGGCACAAGATACGGATAGTACGGGCTAGAAGGGTTCTGTGGATTCCAAGCGCCGTCAGGGTCTAGCACTCGAACGACGCAAGTGCCAGCCTCATAGGTATCGCGCTGGATGTTGCGCCCACGGCTGATAGTAATCTGTCGCACGTTCGGAGTAAGGTCAACAATAGGAATTGGCACTGATGATGAAGCTAATTGAGATACACCAATAACGCCGTACTTCTCTGAACCTATTGTAAATGGATAGCCGAAGGTCGCTCCCGATGAGAAGTCAAAGCTGACCGCTATCTGTGCAGGTAACGCCATTAGTCAAAGCCGTTCAATCTGCGGTTAAGGTAGGCGTTATTTCCGTTCATAGCCTGACCTACTACTGCATCTGCAATAGCCTTGCCATCAATAGCAATGGTCACGTTCTGCACTCCTTGGTTGCCTGATCCATAGAAGTTGCCGCGCTCACGGTTTGCCTCTGTCGGTGTTGCACCAGCATCAGGGAATACGAAATTATTAGGGTTTGGCACGTTAGTTGTTGGAATTGGGTTGAGGTTTATAGCGCGAAGGCGAGCCTCAATCACATCTAGGTCAGTAATCCATTGAGAGAATGGGTTGAGTGGCTTAGGAAGTCCTGCAAGTAGGGTTGCAAGATTCTCTGTCTTGTATTGAGCCAAAGCAAGTTGTTCAGATAGTTTCTTCGCATACTCGTCGTTACCCTGAATCAAAGCTAATTGAAGCTCTAGGCGCAGTTTCTCATTGTCAGATAACTTGCCCTTGAGTGCGGCGATTATTTGAATCTGCTCCATGTCGAAGATAGAGCCAGCCTTTTTGAGAGCAGCTTGCTTCTTGATTTCTGCAGTGTTCTTCTTTTGAGCATCTATAATAGCCTTAGCGCGCGCTTTAGCATCGCGTTCTGCTTTAAGTTGAGCGGCTCTATCTAACTTGTAGCCTGTCACTGAGTTATTGGCTGGATCATAAGGAAGGGCAGAAGCATTTCTGCGCGCCGCCATTAACTTATCCCAGTCCTTCCAAATTTGGTCAGAACCGCCAGTTTTCCAATACTTGGGATTGAACATCGCCTTAATGCTAAATACTAGCTTTGCGCTGCCTTCGATTACTCCTGCAATCTTTTGGCTAAGAGTGTCTATCTTAGAAATAAGGTCTTCAATGCCGTTAGAGCCTGAAGCCAAGATAAAAGCATCGACTAGGCTTCCGCCGATTACTTCCGAAGCATTACCAGCAGCCACGCTAATAGCCTCAAACTGCCCCGCAGTTGTATTGATGTAAGCAGCATTAGAGCCGCTGAACTGCTCATTGAGTTTAGCCTGAACTTCTGCAAATGAAGCAGTTTTAAGTTCTGCCTGTGTGAGTCCTAAATAATACTTCTTCAATCCCTTTGTGTTGCCTACGTAAGCATTTGCAATGTCCTGCGAAGTCTGAACCAAGTCAACGCCTGAACCGCGTGAGGTTTCAATAGCAAGATTCAGAAGTTCCTGCGACTTAGTCAGTGAGCCAGTAGTGGTCAGAAGTGCCTGAAATGCTGGACGAAGTTGATCATCGGCAACGGAGGCAGACTTTTCTAAATCCGAGATGAACTTAGTCACGTTAGCAGAAGCGAAACCGAGTCCAAGATTCTTAATGGCTAAATTAAGTTGAGTCGCTGCCTTCTCGTCAGCTGCAAATGCATCTACTGCCTTCTTACCAAAGGCTACAAGAGCGGCAGAGCCAAGACTTACGCCTAAAGTACGACCTAATCTCTGAGAGCTTTTAGTGAGTTTATCTATCGCGGTATCGGCTTGCTTGAAAGCCTTCTTACCCTTGAACTCCGAAAGGATATTTAAGACGACATTACTGCTCATGCTGCTCTCCTAATGTCTACCAACTGAGTGCGCTTATTGAAGCGGTCTGTCGTATTTTCTAGTGCCTTAATAATTGTGGCGTTAGCCCTGCCCTGTGTTTCAGCCCAAGCGCGATAAATCAAACGACCTGTGTTCTTCTTAGATCCATAAAGGTTTCCAAGGTTGGAGATGAATTGATTTCCTGCGTATGGGTTATTGGAGCGAGAGACTCCCTTAGAAGCACCTCCAGCGCGTGGTCCTACCCAGTCTTGACCTTGTCCATTTTTACGACCAGCAGTCTCATAAATAGCACCAGCCGCACTTTTGTTCTTAATACGAACGAGATTCACATAACCTGAGCTGGTCGGCTTTGACGGTGTTGTTTGGTAAATGATGCCTTTGCGAATAGTGTCCGCGTTAAACATTGGAAACCTAGCCTCTGAGTAAGGGCGAGCTGCCCAACCGCTCATAGGTGACTCAGAAGGGACGAAGCCTCTCGCCCGTGCTACAACTGGCTTGAGGGTCTTCGCCCACTCCTTAGTCAATTCCTTTTGCAAGTCTGGAGCAAACTTAATCAAAGCTCTGCGGATTTCAGTGGCGTTTTTTAATTCTGTTGCCATTTTCCCGCTCCTTCGCTAAGTCACTCAATACTTGGATGTGAGCCTTAAATGCCATAGGCGAAAGGTTCACTATAGACTCGAACGGAACTCCGTACTCGTATGAGAGCCTCGCGGCGGTCATGGTGACGGAGTTCCGATCTAGCCTAAAGGGTCAGATTCGAGAACCTCAACCCCTTTAATGGACTCGAGGAACTTCTCGCCGAATGGCGGAACAGTTTCACCCGAGCGACGAATTGCTTCCCAGCAAAGCCAGTAGACATCGGACTGTTTCTGATCCTCAATCAAAGCCTTGTGAAAGCCCTTCTTGGCAAACTGCTCGAACGAATATTCGATGAGCGGAGTAATCTCGAACTCCTGAACGGAGTTGTCTGCCCTTGTTACTTTTAGCTTTGCCATTTGTTGCCCCTTTGTTTTGTTATTAAGAAGTTGTTACTGCGATTGTACCTGAAACGTTCCAAGTTACAGACTGTGTTGAAAGGTCGCCAACTGCACCGTTGATTGGTGTCGTGTTGTTGACAAGGCAGCTCATTGTGTAAAGTGGATTTGTCGCAGATGTTGCATCGCTTGTCTGCTTGACTGTTACAGTTGTGTTTGTACCCCATACAGACTGAAGAGTCTGAAGAGTCTTAGAAGTTGCAGCATCATTGAAGAAGTCAATAGTAATTGATGATGCTTCCAAGCCCTTTACGAACTTGTGACCTGAATCACCCATCGCAGTCACTTCGAGTTCATCGAATGAGCGGTTAATTGTTACAGATGAAACCAATGAAGATAGGTCTACCGCGTTCACAGTAAGAACTACTCCGTTACTTAGATATACTGCCACGGTTTATTCCTCTTCCTTTTTAGTAGTTGGCTTTGGTGCTGGTGTTGCTGGTGGGAGCTGACCAATCTTCTCGAGGAAGGCTGCCTGCTCCTTTGTCCATTGTGCTAGATCAGTCATGATTAGCTCCATTCCGTTAGTGTGCTGATTGCAATGTCGCAAGTCAGCAAGTCGCCTGATGGGATAGATAACACGCTAGGCGCGCTGATTGTTCCCACGTTGAACACGATGCTAGATGCTTCGAGTAGTGCGAATACTCGTACGATGTCTGCTTCGATTCCTGCAAGGTTGCCCTCGTTATCCAAGAGTGGCACGAGGATCTGAATGCGAAAGTTAGCCAATGGCGCAACAGAGGTGCGGTCATTATTGGTCGGTGTGATGTATGGGTCTGCTGGGGTCACAATTACGGAATTGGCAATCGGTGTAGCAGGTGGGAAAGAGAACACGCTATAAAGTGAATTATCTGCAAGAGCAGAAGCAATAGAGCTGCGTAGTGTTGTGATAGCAGTCATTAGCCGACCATGCTTCTAGGGTCTAGGTAAGGCGCTAGTAAGCCACGTACGCGAGCGAGAAGGGTGTTACCCATGCGGTAAGGGCTTGGTGTGTAACCGTCAATAGATACGCCGCCGCTGGAAGGTGCCTGCCTGCTCTGAAAAATATCGATAGAAATCATGAGAGCAGCTTCTTGAATTGCAGGAACTGTAGAAGGGTCTAGGTAAGTCTCTGCTGCTACTACGCCATAAGGATTGACAGGATGGTAAACAGTTGGAGTGTTGTTATTTCCAGAGATGGCATAAGTAATTGAATACTCGCCAACGCTAGTAATAGTTTTAGATCCATTGTGTTTAGATCCCATGCCTGAAATGACTACAGTTTGACCGACATAGAAAGTGTCCTTAGTCAGTTCGTCAAAGTAAGTTGTGCCTGTTGTAGCGGTATTGCTATGTCCTACGCCAAAAGAAGTGTTCGCCCAAATGAAAGGAAGCAGGACGTTATCTGCTGCATCGCATACTTCTTGCAAGGTTGCATCTGCGTATAGAGTGCCGACACCGAGAGCAGTACGAAGCTCTGCGATTGTTGTAAGAGACATTCTATTCCTTTCATAAGAGCTGGGAGCGAGAAGGGCACTCGCCCCCAGCCGTTCTAATGGTTCGCTAGATTAAGCGAGGTTGAAGCGACGAACGCCAGCGCCACCCTTGAGAACACCAATTGCGAGGTATCCGTAAAGTGCGACTTCGAGCTCTCCTGTTGAGAGAACGTTCAAGCGAAGCTGTGTTGTTGGTGATTCCCAAACCTGAACAGAGCCAGGAGCAACTAAGAATGCAGACTCATCTACGATTCCTGAAACTGCGATGTTGTGATCAACGATGAGAGATGTGCCAAGAACGTTACCCATTACTGCAGTTGGGTTGACGTTACCTGCAGCGTTGTAAGAAGGACCCTGTGCTGAATAGAGTGGGCGACCTGTTGTGTCTGCGTATCCTGTGATAGCAGCCCACTGGTCTGTGCTTGCAACGAGCTTGTTAGCGTAGTCGCCACCTGTTGCCTTGTAAGCCTTAGCAGCTTCGACAGAGATGAATGACTGGAGACCTGCAGCAGTTGCAGCAACGCCTGTTGCCTGTGTACCTGATGCAGTGAACGCAGCGATAAGAGCAGCATCTGTAGATGCCTCGTACGCCTTGCGGAGTTCAGTCATGAGGAGATCCATGAATGCAGGCGATGAGCGGTCAACGAGTTCCCAAGAGATGACGTTACGACCAGCGAACTTGTTCACTGTAATTGTGTCGTATGTTGATGTCATACCTGTTGTTGAGATTGTTGCTGCTTCGTCAGCATCTGCAACTGTTGGAGCAGTGCCGAGCTTAGGAATTGTGAATGACATTCCTGAATCCATAAGAGCGTTACGAGTAACTGCCTCAAATGCTGGACGTCCTGTAAATGTTGTAGTTACGAACTCGTTAAGGTGTGATGGGAGTGTCAAACCTGTGTTAGTTGAAGTTGTATCGTCAGCAGCAAGAACTGTGCGACGAGCTGAATCATCACCCATTGCAGCCTTGATTGAAGCCTCAAGGTACTGTGCTGATGAAATTGGAGCTGTGCGCTCCTTGACGTAATGTGATGCCGCAACTGTTGGGCGAGCCGCTTCGACTGCTGCTGCTTCAACTGCTGGAGCTTCGGGTGTAGTGGTATCTTCCACGACTGGCTCGCTTTCTGTTTCGGTTTCGGTTTCAACGATAACTGTGTTTATCGTTGTTGTTTTTTCCTTGGTGCTTGTGCTAGTTGCAGCTTCTACTGCTTCTGCTGCGATCTCTAGCACTTGAGCCGACTTGAAAGCTGGCTCGGTGACTAGAGAAACTTCTTTTAGTTTTGCTGCCGATACAACGATGTGACCGTTGCGGCTTGGCTTTGATGAGATGACTTCCGCCCCCACGCTCAAACCTGAAACTAGTCCTTCCTGTGCCATCACAAGGGCATCATTGCCCCCAGTGCTACGGCTCAACTTGAAAGTTGCATAGATTCCGTCAGGGCGAACTTCTGCAGCAGTCATGCGACCTACTGGCTTCTTCATGTCATGCTGGGAAAGTAACTTAATCTTAGATACGTCGCCAATGTCGATAGAACCTGCCTCGAATACAACGCCACCAAGGTTTGTGTGACCGACTTCGCCTGTTCCCATTGGCACGATTTTGCCAGAGATTTCACGACGGGCTTCTGAACATTCAATTGAAGATGCTTCGATGATTAGGTGTTCCATTAGTTTCCATCATTTCCGTTAGGGGTCATATCTGTCATGCCCTTTGCTTGGTCTAGTGTGATGAGTTCAAGCTGCAACATCTTTTCAATTACCTGCAACTCAACCAGTGGCTCTGTGCGTAGATAGTTGGAGTCAATATCGAAGCGAACCTCATGCCCTGCAGTCGAAATATCATCCATGGATAGACGTGATTCAATTGCAGAGATGAAAGGCTGGAGTGATTGAGCGAGGAAGGACTTACGCTCATCCTGTACGTTTGAGTAAGTCATGCTTTGGTTCATCTCTGATGAAAGGTAATAAGCAGGAACGTTGCAAAGGCGAGCAATTTGTGTAGATAGATTCTGAATCGCCTCGTTATAAAGCATGTCCTTTGGCGAGAAGGAAACAGGGTTATAGTCAAGAGTAGAAGTGAGGTAAGCAGTAGAGTTGTTTTGACGAGCGCGCTTCCATGCCGCGATGAGACCCTGAACCTCGGCAGCTGGTAGGTCTGCTCCTGAATTTTTCAAGAAACCAGCGGGCTGGGGATTTGCAGAGTTAACTGCAGCAGCGCGTTCTACATCTATAGCCGCCTGAATAGTACGACCACCACGATCTAGGACACCCTCATCGAACCCTTGGATAGTAACAATATCGTTCATATCTACAGGATTGGCATCGATGTAATACTGTGTGACGTGAAGCCCGTATGTGTCTGTTGTGAAAGTAACGCGAACGTTAGCAATCCACTCAAAGGCAGATGGGCGACCATCTTCGGCATAACGCTCTGTAACGAGCAAGTAAGATACGCCATAGAATAGAAGCGAATCTACGATCCATGAAAGAGTAACGAATGACGGCTGATTCTTTGCAAGTTGCTTAATCCAACGCGGAGCAGGGATTTCTTCACCTGTTGAAGTTTTGTAATACTCCAGTGGGATAGCTGCGATAGTTCCACAGATAAGGTTGCGGGCACGAGCGACCGATGGGACGGTCATGGCATCGTGACGGCTAACGCGTGGAATAATTGCGTTGTAAAGGGTGGGTAAGTTCTCGCCCATTACGGAAGGCGCGTACTGCGCTTCAAGGACAGTCGGCTTATTACGCGAGAAGATACCCATGAAGGCTAATTATACACTACATGTAGGTCATTCGGAGTAAATAGCCGCTACCTGTTGTGGTTTCATTAAAGTTGATACCACCATAGCAGTTGCAATTGCTCCTGAAATATCTCCAGCACTCTTGCGCTTAATGATTCTCCACGCCGAGTCATTGGTTTTAGCTGCGCAGTTATTCATCTGTTGAATCCAGCCCTCTTGCCCTGAATGCACCATGCGCTTGTTATCCAAAGCATCTTTTAGATCCGTACACGCCTGATAGAACTGCGCACCTGATATGTCCTGCACAACCTGCCCTGCGTTCGCTAGGCGTTCTGCGATGGACTGGGTGGCATAACGGTCATAACCAATAGAACGAGGTCTGTACTGGTCAGCCCAGCCCTTTATATCGGCTGCTATCTTCAACTCATCTACAGAGACTTGCGATTCCCATGTTTGCGCAAGAGCAACTCCAATTCGACCATCAGGGAGAATCTGACCAATAACCAAAGACGCATTGCGACGAGATGGACTGACATCGAAGGCGAAAACCGAGTAAGCCCCGACTGACATCTCCAAGTCAGAGTTACTGCATTCCTCAAGACTGCCATGAGTCCACGGAGAAGAAAGAGAATCAATCCATTGGCATAAGAGTTCCGTGCGGGTGTTTTCGATTGGAGACGTTGCAACTGCTTCTTCAAGGGCTTCCTCTGTAATCGTATATCCAAGAGCAGGGTTCGCTTGCGCCCAGCCGTGACGATCTGTCACTTTGCAATACTGTGGAGCGGAATATTCATAGAACCCAAATGACTTAGGTGGGTTCTCTAAAGCTCGCTCTCGCATGCCATTGAGGACAAGAGAGAACGCATCTCCTGCGTTAGAAGTGAGTAATGTTTGAGAGTTTGGGCGAGCTCTAGTCGTAGGGATTGCAGCTCTGTAGCCTTCTTCATTGACCTCTCGGAGCTCGTCGATGTAAAGGAAGTCCGCGGTACGTCCACGAGATCCATCTCTAGTTGCCGCAACGACATCAAGTCGAGTTCCATCGAGCATTTCGATTGACTCTGTGCCGTTAGCGTGTCGAATCTGCTTGACGAAGCCCTTGAGGTGGTCATTGTTCTCCAATACCTGTGCAACCTGTCTGAAAGTGTCCAAAGCCATGGCTCGGTTCGAGGACATGATCAGAATGTTCTTAGAATCCCACTTTAGCAGGTGAGCAAGGATAAGCATGCGCGCTAGGTGGGTTTTACCGTTCTGACGGGCAATAAGCAGCAGGTTAGTCTTACGCACCCACATACCAGCCTTATCTACGGTCAGCATGTCCTTGAGAACGTGCTCCTGCCACGGTAGAAGCGGCATCTGAATAATCTCGCATAACTGCTTCACATCATCGAGCTTTGTAGTGCCTTTGAGTGGGATTGATTGAAGCCGTGGTTTGGTTGCCCCTCGCAGGGCTTTGGAGCGTTTAGGAGCCATCGGGTTAGTTCGCCATCGGTTTGGATCGTAACGGACTGTCTTGGTGAATCTCCGACTGCATCGGGGAGATAAAGGACTG